TTTCACTGACAATATCAGTATTTCCTTCCGGCAACCTAATACCATGATCTTCAAATACTTTCTGAACACCATCAATAATCGACTTTGCTTTTTCTACGATACAGGCGTCTTTAATTGCGAGTTTATTACTTTCAATGAATTCATTAACAACATGCTCCATGTAATCATTCAACTGATTAGTAACAACTTCTTTGTGTTCAGCAACAACAGTATCAAATTTTTCATCATATTCTTCGAGCAATGCTGTTCTAGCAATTTCAAACTTTTCTTCAGCAACCTGATTAACCATTGCTTCAAAAACAACTTCAATTTCTTTCTTTGCTTCTTCAGTAATCACTTCTTCAGAAACATATTTTTCAAACACTTTATTTAAATTTTCCATCTAATAAACTCCTTAAAATCTTTTTCATCATTTATTTACTTTTTTTGCAAAAAGCATATCTGTCCACAATCATATACTTTTCTAAAGCCGTTATTATACATATTCTCTGTTTCTGTTAAATTCTCATCAAAAGTTTCAAGCCTTTCTTTTAACAAATGTTTTTGAAACTTTTGTCTTGAAAACAAAACAAAATCTTTTCGTTTAAAATAAAAATAATTGGGCTTTGATATATTAAACTGTTCAAAATTATTTTTAAAATAAACATTACCAGTTGACCATCTTCGATTAGCATAACTAATTATCGATTCATACTTATATACTCGCTCAAAATATTTTAGAATTTTTGAAAACGCCCCAATAACATTAACAAAACATTTATTGCAAAACCGAAGAATTTCAAACTGATAGTTTTGATTAAATCTTGGCTTACCAAAAGTCATAACTGAAACAAGTTGTCCTTCATAAAAAAGTCCAATTTGAATAGAACTATTGCATTTTCCTTGTAAATGATTTCTTTTTATAAATTCGTTTGATTCTTGATAAGTTATTTCCTTTACTTCACATTTTCTCGCATAAATTCTATTATTAAGTCCCAATTTAGATTTGATAACCGATTTCCATATATTTTGTTTAATTGGATCAATCCATTCATTTTCAAAAATGTGTAACAGTTGTATTCCTTGCTTCTCACATTCTTCTGTTTTAAATAGATGTTTGTATTTGTTTTCCGATTCATCTTGATAATTATTAAATACCGACCAAGAATCTTTACCAAATGAATGATACATTAAACCATCATATTCAATTGCTAAGTTATGATCTGGAAGATAAATATCAAGTTCTAATGGTTTAATAATTTGTTTATTGTTGATGATTACATTATCAGTAATGGTTAAAAGCCAATTATAAATTTCAGTTTGTGTTTTATGTTTATTTGATTTAATCGGTTCATTGATATTAAATCTATCTTTAATTTTTGAGTAATAGTAACAAATTGATAAATTAAAATATTGACAAAACTCTTCTAACAAAAAATAACCATCTTTTAAAAAATGTCCTTTAACAAATTCTTCATTTAAATTATCAATATTTTCAATATGACGCATATAAACATTATATGTCCCATATCGTTCGATATTAATGTCACGTATTTTTTCTTTGATTTGCTCGGATTGAAATACATTTTCAACACCATATTTTTCTAAACATGTTTGTTTACATAATTCGCGATTATTATAATTTTCATTACCATATTTTTTTAATTTTGTTTTTTTAGCTTTTTCTGGATTATTAAAATGTTCAGCATTATATTTTTTAAGATTTGTTTGTTTTCGTTTTTCTGAGTCAAAATAAAACTGATCGCCATATTTTTCTAATTTTGTTTGACGTGATTTCTTAAGAATCTCTTCTGATTGAAACGGATTTTCTACACCATATTTTTCTAAACATGTTTTTTTATACTTTTCTGGATTATTATAATTTTCAGCACCATAACGTTCTAATAATGTTTTTTTACATGCTTCTCGAAAATTTGGATTATTAGATGCACATTTTCTGGAACAATTTTTTAATTTAATATCTTTTCTATTTCCACAATAACAAAACATATCATCAATAATTAGATTGACACCATTTTTAAACAACAATTCCATCTCATGTGATTTTAATGATATATCATATTCTTTATTGATTAGTTTTAAAATTTTTCGATTAACTGAACAACAACCAAAGAAAGATGAAGAAAAATCTATCTCATTATAATATCTTTCATAAACAAGATTTAATATATTCAACATCTGTTCTTTGGTTATGCTCATTTAATTCACCTTATTAAATAAAGCATTGAAGTAGTTTTTCATCACACGCTTAACAACTTCATCTTTATTTTTACTTGTCATATTTTTAAATTGATCTTTTGAATCTTCAACAATTATATGAAAATCTTTTGCTTCCATAATTATTCCATTTTCATATACCCAGTCCTTTTCTTCCAAAACACCCGAAATAAAAGCATCAGGTGCGCTAGGATCATATACTATATCAGCTAATGTAATAATTTTTCGACAATGAGTTTCAGTATAACCAGATTTTTTGACAAGTTTTGCTAATGCTCTTGAAGAAAAACCCAATTGAACTTCATTATTTAAAAGATTGATTACAATATCACCACATGGTGTTCCTACTGTAGGCTTAGCTCTTAAATAAACATTATTTCCATCTAAAGACATTTCTATAAATTTAGCTGCTACACGCTCTAAATTAACTCTTACTTGATCTTCTGGATCTTTTGGATGATTTAATTCTGCAACAGCTCTATTTTTTTGAAGATATTCTTTATTGTAGAAATTTAATTGTTCAATCATCGGTTCTGGAACATATAAACGTTCATTACCATTCTTAACGTTCATTTGAATTCCAATACCTTCAAGAATCCACTGTTTTTTTCCATCAACTTCTTCAGTAGTTGCTTGAATTTTATCACAAGTAAATTCTCTTACTAGTTTTAAAATTTCCATTTTAATTCCTTATTCTTGATCAAGAGTAACTTTTTCAATTTTCATACCCTTAAAACCCTTTTTTTCTAATTCTTTTATTTTATTTTTTAAAAGGCTTTGTTCATTACTTTTTGGCGATTTATAATCTTTTCCATCAGGATACTTGCCGACAATTCGATACATGGGTTTTTTCTGGGTCAAGTTCTTCTTTCATAGCTTTCATTGCTTCTTTTGATTTTTTAGCTTTTGCCTTTTCGCCCATTTTCTTGAGTGCTTCGAGCCTTTCTTTACCAGAAAGTTTTGACATATCAGTTTCCATTTTTACTTCTTGCTGTTTAATCTGTGTTCCGCGCTCAATATTCTTTTCTTTTTTCATAGGAACATCTTTAGCAAACTCTTTGTCCATCATTTCGTTCATGTCAAGAGCAATTTGCTTTTTAACTTCTTCATCAAAATCATCCATACTCATTTCTGATAATTGCTTATAAAATTCTTTATTATCTTCATCATCAGATTCAAGTTTCATACATTTTGATTCACCATTGACTTTGAATTTAACAACAATATTGTCTTCATCGTCAGATTCAATAGCAAAAAGATGCGCATCTTTTACATTAGGGTTATTTGGAAGAGGGATAGAAATACCTTCATCAACAACAGCAAATCTTGCTAATTCTTTATTCACTTCTTTTTCAATTTCATAACTTTTTGAATCGAGCATTTCAACAAAAACTGAATCAAACACTTCTTTAAAATCAAAGTAATTTTGTTCAGAAACAAAATCAACCATATTAGAAATTTTCTTCTTGTCCATCATCTACTTCTCCATTCGGATTAATATTTTCGTCGTCTTTATTGTTCTTATTATCTTCTTCAATCTGATTTTTCACATCTTCAATCTCATCATCAGTTCTTCTTAATATATTCTTATTTATATACTCTTCTGAAAAATATTTACCTTTATAGTTTTCAACCCTGTCTAACATTTCAATTCTTCGCTCTAACAATGCTAATTCTTTTGATTCTGCCCAATAAGAATTTTCATTCCAAACATATCTAATTTCATCTTCAAGTTCTGTATACCACTCATCAATAGTTACAATATTTTTTAAAACTAAATGAATTTTTAAAGCTTGTGTTAAAAAGTCTGACCACTTTGATCTAAGCTTTTTGCAAAATCTAGCAAACTTTAATTCTTCTCTTGAAAATTCATTTGAACCAAAATCAATAGTTGGTGCATTTTCATTATCTGCTCTTGTTGCAGGTATTTTTAATGCTCTCCATACTCTTCTTTTGAAATAAAGAATGTCCGAAATTTCTGATAATTGCTGTCCACCAGAAATTGTTTGTATTTCAGTTCCTTTATTCCCCATTCTTGGCAGCCAATAATCTTCAAGCATGGTCATAATCGATTTTGATTGATTTATATAGCCGGTTGAAGTGTCATATGTTAATCTTGTTTTAAACTTATTCATCAAGTTCTTAACATACTGTTCAGCTTTTTGTGTGCCCAATCTACCAACATCAATATAAAATGCTCTACGCTCCGGAGCCCGGGTAAAACGATACACAACCATTGAATCTTCTAATAGCTTTAATTGATTAGCAGGTTTAATAGCTTTATGAAGATGTGAAATGTAATATTTATTTTTAGCATCTGTTAAACCAGATGGAACAAAAATAATATGATCTGAAGAAACAATATATTCCTTTGGTATATCTTCAGGGTCTAAATATTTTTTTCTTAAAAAGTTTTCTTCATCATTTTTATTTATATAATAAAAATATTTATTTTGTTTTTTATCAAAAAATCTAAGAATATTGAATGGTGATATAAAATGAAACCCTACGATTCCATCTTTTTGCTTTTTTCCAAATAACGGTTGGATATATTGTCTACCAGCAATATACCATCTTCTAAAATATTCATCAGCTTTAATATCAAATTTAAGTAATCTTTTTAAATATGCAAATTCATCTATAATTTTACTCTTAATATTTTCTGATAAGTTCGTTTGATCTAAATTTAATTCAACTACTGGATTGAAATCATCTAAAATAATAGCTTCATCGACAATTTCATCAATAGCATCTTCAACAAAATCTAGAAGTGCAAATTGTTCGTATTGGTGAACTAATTGTGCAATATTTTTAAACTCTAAGTCGAAGTTAATAAAGAAATTAGAAACTCCACCCTCAGAGAATTTTTGTGCATCGGCTTCAACATATTCTGGTAATTCTGGATCACCAATCATGCCATAACCAAGTTTTTGTGCAATAAAACTCGGTAATATGTCTTTAAAAACTTCCAATCTTTTAAACATAATCAATTCCTTAGTAATTTATACTTATTTACTATTTGGATTTCTTCAAGCGACCTCGAATGAAATTTGGTGGTAATGGTGTTATTTCAATATTAATTCTAATTTCTTCATTTGTTTCAGGATTATAAAACCAGGTTAATTTTTTCATTGATTTTGAAGCAGCTTCTTTACTTGACTTTTTTCTTTTTTCATTAGAGCTATCAACATAACCGTCTGGAATAATATCATCAGGATATAAATAAATTCTTTTCTTCAATATTGGATTATAAAAACGCTTTCGTCCTTTATTAGGTGACATATTTCTACCTGGATAAAACCCGTCTGGTATTATACTATTTAATTTTAATTGAATTATTTCTTTTGTTTGTGGATTATGAAACCAAGAATATGATCTACCAGCTATCCAACCATCTGGTATTTTCTCATCTGGTTTGATCATTCTCTCAACAAATGTAATTGGGTCATGATAATATTTGGTATTTCTGCTTCGATTTCTAGCATTTTCTTTATTTTCTTCAGATACAACAAAAGAACGTCCAATGATAAAATTTTCTGGCACTGTTTGTGCTTCCGGATTAATTCTAATTTCTTCTAATGTCTCTGGATTATGAAACCAACATAATTTTGAGATATTTTCTCTCATCTTTTGTTTTGTTTCTTCACTATATTCTTTATTCACACCCAAAATAAAACCAATAGGTATTTCGACTTTATCAGGATTAATGACTATATTTTGTCCAGTTTCTGGATTGTAATACCATTTTTTATTTTGAAGATTTTCTTTTAATATATCACTAATGCCGGAAAAATTTCCACCATCACGTAGATTATATCCGTTAGGTGCTAAACAATCTTCTTTAATTATCCAGTCATATTCTTTTTGATTAAGTTCACTTCTTAAATTAGCAGAATCAATTTGTTCTATGGTGAAATTTTCAATACCATATTTTTTAATTGCTCGATAAAGATATGAATCTATTCCGCTATTCATAGAATTAATATGACCTTTCCATCGATGTTCTATTGTATGTTTTGTTTGTCCAATATAAATTTTGTGATTAATTAAGTTTGTGATTTTATAAATTTTACCTTCAATAAATCCCTCTGAATTCTTTTCATCAAAAATTTCGTTTACATTAATTGAATTCTGTAGTATATTATTCATATAGCAATTAACTCCTATTCAGTTAGTTGTTATGGGAGAGGATAATTAGCAGTTATCTTCTCCCACTCTTTTTATTTACTGTTTTTCTTTTTTGGTTCCTTTAAGACCGCCAATTCGTTTATACATTTTTGACATTAAGATTTTATAGATATTTTCTTCAGTTTCTTTTTTAAATCTTGGCATAACTTCTTGAACAGCCATTTCAAAATTTTGTGAATGAAATTCTTTAATACTACTCATGACATGACTATATAAATAAGTCCTAATTGCATAATAAAGCATTGCATGAGGAACTTTAGCTGATTTTATTGCTTGTTTAATATCCTTATATTGTAATCTTTTTTTCCAACTAATACGTTTCATCAACTCTCGTGTTAATGAAACACGCCAAACGTATGGAATATAATGGCAATTAATGGCAAGGAGTCTATCACCATATCTAGCTAAAGGTATCGCTAATGGTAATACATCGTAAAATGGCAAAATTTTAGACCATTTCGGTGAATATACGAATAATAACATCGAACCTAGCTTAATTTGACTCGGCCCTTTAACTGTATCAACAGTTTCATTATTTTCTTTTTCAATAATATCTAAAAGCTTCTGAACTTGTTTTGGTAATTGTGCCATATTAATCCTTATTCAAAAAATAACTTATTTCTTGCACTTTCTGACATATCCAACAAGCATCTATTTCATCATAATTTTCAACAAGATAATGAACACCAATAAAACCAACAATTCCTTCTTTATGTATAATTGGAACTTGCAACCTAGTTACAACACCCTGATTTCTTAGAACCACTTTTCCATAAGATTCTGGCATTTTATTTACTTGATATCTATAAACACCATAGGGGTTTTTACAACCACTTTCACCACAAGTAGACCCTTTAATCTTTTCTACATACCTCTTTAATTTATTATCAAAAATAGCACTAACATTATCCCAAATAAGGATAGCAACTACATTTTGCATATTAGTTGCTTCATAACTAACACCAGATGAACAAATTTCATACACTCTTGAAATTTTCCAAGCTGGTTGATTTGGCAGAAATGTTGCGCCATTATGAAATCTATCAAGTGTTACTCTATCAGCATTTAGCTTTGTTTTAATCTCTATCATTCGTTCATAGATAGCATTAAATTCTTGATCTATTTGCTCACCATTAAATTCTTTATGTATGATTTTTTCCAATAAAGATTTGATTGAATTAGAAATATATGAATGAACTCCTGCCTTTATGGCACCAAACAATATCCCCATTACTGTCACCACTATTAGTATAAGATTTTCTTCCATATTTCTTCCCTAGAACATTTATTTAATTAGATCAAGAACTGAATAATATTTTATCAATACCTCTAGTTGACATCTGAACCATCTTTTGATTTACCATTTCTGATTTGTTTAAGTTTGAAAATCACTTTTTGTATTTCATTTCTAATAAATGATGAATCAAAATCATCTGTTTCTAACAATACATTGATAGCACGAACTAAATGATTAGATGCATCTTTTATTACAACTAATCCATCCTTTGCTTCATTTACAACTTCATTTTCTTTCAAATAATCTGAAAACTTTTTCATATTTTTATTCCTTTAATTTGTTATATTCCAAGATACAAAACCAGTTTCAGTTAGTATCTTAAATTCCATACCATTATCTTTTGCTATTTTTACAGCAGCATTCCACTTAGCTTCATTTACTATATACTGATTGACAGCATATCGATAAGATTTTGATTTATATTTGTTTTGTTGTGGTGGTCTTGTTTGTGATAATGGTTTTATCTCAATTAACGCTTCTTTTATCTCATTCTTTTTTGTTCTGTATCTGATAAATACATCGATGAAATATCTATGTGTTTTATTATCAATTGGATTATGATAATGAATAATCGTTTCTTCACATTTCCATTGAATAATATAAGGGTTTAAATCAAAAAATTTGAACCATTTAAGCTCAAGGCCTGACCGATATACCAATGAACCTAAATTACCTAAGTATTTATCTGGATTCATTGGTTTAAAGATACCTTGATTAAACTTTGAATTAGAGTTTAATTTTGGTTTACCTTTATGAAATCTCTCTTGATGATTCATTTATTTTTTAATTTTTTATAAAAAAGATTTGATACATCACCAATTAAAGATTGAAGATCAGATTTAATTTTTTTAACTTCATCATTAAAATCTTCACTTTCAATAGCCTTAATACCAAAAAAAGTTGATGATAAATCATTATAAAGATTTCCAATAATTTGAGTTAATTTATCTTTTGAAATCTTCGCTTCATTTACCACTTCAGCTTCTTTAATATAATCTGAAAACTTTTTCATATTTCTTTCTCCATATAATCTTTTGCTAAAACATCATACTTCTTAACTGGATGTTTTTCTTTCTCATACATTTCTAATCTTGCAAATGCATGTTTAAACATAATGTTATATACTTTTTTAAACAATAAAACATCAACTATATCAAATAATTGCATCTTATCTTTACTTGCCAATTTTCTTAATCCTCTACCAATACTCTGCAATGTTGTTATCTTAGATTTTGTCGATTCACCAAAAATGATATTATGTAGATTCTTAATGTTGACTCCAGTTGAAAAAATTTGATAGCCTGCAATTATAATTGCATCATTATATTTTTCACATATCTCTCTAACTTTATTTCTATCTTCTTTTGGTGTTTTTCCAGTAATCAAGAATATCTTTCTATCAAAAAATTCATTCTTAAATTTATCATAAAGTTTATATCCAAATTGGCTATTTCGTTTAAATAATATGAGAGTATTCTTCTTTTGTTTACGACAAATAGCAGCTATAAAATTTCGCTTATATTCTTTCTCATTGACAAAACCAATCTCATGATGAAATATAGCAGCACCAGATTTTTTATCAGATAATATCGCTTGTTTCTTTATCTTAGTTCTCTGTTTAAAGAATTCTCTACAATCATCTTTGGGGTAATGTAAAAATGCTTGATATATTTGAATTGGTGATAAATTGCCACGTTCAATTTCTTTTGCTGTTTGTGTTAATTGATATACTTTACCATATAAAGCATATAATGAATATTCATGCAATTTTGCATCTTGTAATGTTCCAGAGCAACCAATTTTATATTTTGCTCTTGTGCACCACCTAACTATTTTATTAATTACATTACCCTTTAATGAACCAGTATGACATTCATCAACCAATATTGCATCAAACTGTTTAAAATATGTGTGTGGTAAATTTTGCAATGATTGCCAAGTTGAAATTATGATTTGTTTTGTTACTTCTTTTTTTGAACCATCATAAATTTTCTGGCAATGATCTGAAAATTTCTTACCAGTATTTGCTGAATAATCATCAAAATCACCAGCCATTTGATCTACAAGACCTATCGTTGGAACAACTATCAATACTTTATATTTTTGATTATGTTTTAGAATCAGTCTTAATAGAGTATAAATAATAGCTGATTTACCTGTTGCTGTTGGTGATAATAAAATACAGTGCCTTTCTTGTAAGCCAATTCTAACACCATCTAATTGATAATCTCTTAATGGAAACGATAGTTTAAGATTATTTAGTGCATAATTTTGAATATAATCATCATCGAAGATTGTATTTGATTTATCGAAGTTTTCATAGATGACTTCTATTTTTTGTTTAATACACCAAGAATGAAGTTTAAATAAAAGGCCAAGTGGAAAACAATTCTTTACAAGATCATAAAGCCTAATATTACCATCCCATTGTTTGGCACGATATTTGGGTGTAAATTGATAGTTTTCAGGTTTAAATACAAAGTAATCAGATACAGCTTTTAAAATAACCGAATCCGCTTCAAGTGATACCCAAGATTCATTTTTCTTACGAATTGTCAATTTCATAATTTCACCAATATAAAAAAGTAAATAACGTATTATAATTATTTACTCAAAAAAAAATAATTTTGCTCTTGACATTGCAAAATTTTTGATTATATAGTATAATAGTATATAAATTTATGAAAAAAATCAGAAAAAATATAAAACTGGCAAAAGTAGTAAGTTCAAACTTTCTACACAACACACTTCTATTAGACAAAAATAGAGGTGTTACAGCTTGTCTGTCTGATTTTTTAACAGGTCTATTATTAATAGATACTAATAAACCATTCTCTGAAGATCAATTAAGAGTTATATTCAAGAAAAGATTCCCAAGACTTTTTAACAATACCACTTTTAAAGGTAAAGTTATTCAACCATTCAAATACTTCTTCAATATTCTTCAGAGTAATTTTTATTCAAAGCATCCAATAATTAAACAAGTTCAGAATAATCTTTATATTGTGAATCATATTCAATCACAATTCAATATCTTTTCACCACACATTTCACTATATAAAGTATCTATTTCTGATGAAACAATTAATAACTATAAAGGCAATCTCACCAATTTAAGTAAAGATTGTGCTTGGTTATGTTTGGAAAAATTAGTTAAATCGGTTCCTGAGTGTGTTTTTACTTACAAACTGATTAAACAAATCTTTGGTCTTTCTCGTCAAGATGTTAAAAATTATCTTAAATTATCGCATGGATATACTTCCGAAGTCTATAGGACTATAGGTAAATTAGAACAACACGATTTAGAATTAGATAATAACATCTTGAACAGAAAGAACTATAAATTTATAAGAGGTTTTAAGATTATTATCAATAAACCCCTTGAACATTCATTAAATATCGAAATTTCTGACTCTGCTCTATTATCAATAAAAGATAGATTAGAAAAAGAAGCTTATCGATATTCAATAGCTAATACTTTCAGAGTTTATTTAGATACCAATGTTCCTAATATGGGTCTGAGCGCATGTGGATTCCATCAACAATATGAACGGTTGGGCTTTCTATCTATTTCAACTCTACATGCGCGTATTAGTTTAAAAAAATACATAGAAGCAATAAATCTTGGTTTTTATAAAGTAAAGCAAAACATCTACAATTATTTGAGTAAAAATTTCAATCATGAAAAAGCTCAAGGAACATCATTTAGTTCAATCTATAATTCTCTTTGCACAAACTTTATTTATCAGTATTAATAACAGTTTCTAATATTTTTTTAACTAATTTCAAGTAGGATTAAAAAATCCTTAGTTATTAATACTTGAATTGTATCTATTTTGCTATTCATAAAGACATTTAAAATAATAAATAAATTTTTTCATAAAAGAATAAAGTGTTCAAAGTTAAGTTGTTAGTGGACGTCTCATTTCATTCGACGTCCAAAAATTATTTTTCAATAAATGGACTATATTTAAAAGTTATAATAAGTAAAATTATCTATAAATGATCAATAATTATTCTTTATAAGAAATAATGGCTGTTTAGTGCTTGAATGAAATGAAAGCACTTTCATGATTAAATATT